GTTCAGGCTGCGCTCGTCAGGCTCGCAGCCAGCCTTCCGCCTTCGTCTCAGCGCCCGCTCGGCGCACAGCACGGCAAACAGTCGCACGGTGCGGACGGGTAAAACATCCTCTTGAAGCACGACCCAGAACCTATCCTCTACCGGTATTCGCAGCGACAGAATCTCAAGCGGAGACATGGCACGCGGTACAAGCTTGCGCACCCTTTCAGGTGGGTATTTTGTACATAGCTCCCACGATATGATTTCCTCGGCTGTGATCTTTTTCATCTGTCAATCCAGTTCTTACCGTGCCTGCGGTATTGTTCGTCCGTCTGCTGTCTTGATCGTTCTTCTTCCGCGTCTTCTAGCTCGTCGCAGCGGTTGCACGCCTCGACGTAGTCGAGCATCAGACGGCAAGCCTTGGCGGAGATGAATCTGTATTGATTGGTCGCTTCGCACCACGCTTGATTTGCGCCAGCAATCCGACGTAGCGCGTGCATCGAGAAGTATTCACAATCTCCGCATCGTTCGGGCTTTTCCATGCTTCCCTCCACCACTGATATGCCAAGTCCGCAAGCCTGTGTCAAGGTCAACTGTCGCCAACCGACACGTCGATCAGCATGCCGCTATTTCTGTTCGTTACCTTGATCAGCGGACAGGCGATTGCCGTGGGCGGATAGCCCTTGCGCTCGCTGTAGGTGGTTCTGCCTTCGTGGTGGGTCCGCATAAAGGTTCCAGTGTTGACGATGTAGACAGGTCGCTCGACGATGTTGTTCTTTATCGACATGGCCGTCTTGCTCTCGACGTGGCAGTGGCATTGGTGGTTGTGCCCGTACAAGCAGAAGTCCCAACCGTCGAAGCTATTCGCCCACCGCTTGGCGGCGGCAAGACCTTTGTTCATCCCGCCCCATGCGCCGTGGTGATACAGGAAGACGAGAGACGTGCGCTTACCCCTGCTGCCGCCGCGCTTGCCGCGAACACGGATGCCCAGGCGTAGGAATCCAGAGTACCCGCCCCATGCGATGTATCCCTGTCGCCTGCGAAGCTCTGCGAGGATTCGCTCGCCAGGGTTGGTTCCGATGGTCCGCACAAGCTTTTCCTCGTGGTTGCCTGTGGCCCAAAGAGCCCATGGGAATCCACCGTAAAAGTCGGCAGCCTGTTGCACGAACTCGTCCAGGTAGTTGTCTCCGCCAATCATGCCACGCCTTGCGCCGCCACCTGTGAATCTTTTGTCTCCAGGGAATACGCAGTCCGTCGCATCTCCGAGGTTGAAAAACACCGGGTTCTGCAGCGCAGCACGCTTTTTCATGTGCGCCTGGATGGCGTTCTCGTCGCACGTAGATGACCCAAAGTGCACGTCAGAGTAAGGCGAGATGTTGATCTCTTCTCCCCACTTGGGCATGTCTATTTCGATGACGTTCGATTCCACGGCAACACCTCCTGCGGTTAGATGAGCAGCACAAACAGTACAGCAAGCACCGCTCCAATACCGACTCCCCCTGCCCCGAATCTCCACTTCAAGACTTTCTCGTGCGCAAGCTCTGCCGACAGCTTGGCCACCTTGCCGGCGCACTCTTGCATGTCAACGTCAGCAGTGGCTCTGCACTTGTCCCACGCTGCTTGCATGAGTTGCGCAGTCTCCGCAAGGTCAACGCATACGAGCGCTGCGTCACAGATGCCCTTGTCGTGTTCTAGTTCGCAGCGCTCTACCAGGGGCACACACCGCTCGAAGTCTATTTCCGCCGCCTTGGTCTGTGACGACTTGCTCCCAGCGCACGAGGTAAGCACCATAAGTACGTATATCAGCGACCTCACAACAGCACCTCCTGGGTAAGACGTTTCGCCGCTATCTCGCAATACTTTTCTTCGATTTCGATGCCGATTGCTTTGCGGCCAAGGTCCTTGGCGGCGCGGAGAGTTGTTCCGGATCCGGCGAACGGGTCGAGGATCAACTGACCCGGTTTTGTGAAGTCCTGAATGAGCGCGCGCATAAGCGCCTCAGGTTTTTCTGTCGGGTGGTTTTCGTTTTTTTGATTGGTCTGGATTTCCCAGAAAGCATGCCTGCCGCCGCCGTTCCATCTCTTCTTTCCCGGCCTGTGCATGATGGCGATCCCCTCTCCAGGTTGACCGGGCCGGTCGCCTGTGAATTGAGGCGCGCCGTTCGGCTTGCGCCAAAAGCCAGCCCGTACCCATGCATACATGGCCTGGACCTTGTACTCTCCGAGCATTTCTAGCGAGCAAAAGCAAATCACCCACCCGGCTGAGATCCTCAAAAGCTCGTCGACATAATCGGCCGGGTCGATTGGGTCGAAGCCCATCTCGATTGGGCGGTCGCAGCGACCGCACGTACGCGCGCCCCTGTGTGTTTTCTCGTCATAGGGCGGATCGCAAATCACATGATCCACCGGACCCAGCCCCGGCAACACATCCCGGCAGTCCCCGTGGTAGATCGTGATCCCCTTGTGGTCGTAGTAGGGTTTCATTCTTCAGACGCCTCAATGCCGGACACGCACATCAGCCGACGGCCATCTGATGCCGTGAAGATGCACGCCTCTCCAGACTCATGCTCTTGGCAACCGTCAGGCACAACCGCAAGCGTGGCGTCTTCCTCGTCCGCCCACACACAAAACGATGTATCCGGCACGTCGTCAATCGCGCACTCCCTGTCCGTCAGAAGCAAGCATGTGATGTACCCGGCGAAGAAAGCACTGCCGAGAAAAAACACCGCTGCCGTGATGATCATGATAACCGTTAGTCTGTCATCCATTACTGCCCCTCTCTTTCAGCATTGCGTCGGCTGTTTCGTATGCATGCTTAGCAAGCGCATCATGGTTTAGGAATTTCGACGCCGCGCCTTGCGCTGCCATCCCGGCAAACCAATCGCGGAGGGTCATGCCGTCTGCTTTGTGGATCATTCCACCGAATGAGTTCTTGATGATCGGAAACGCAGGGCCACCTGTTTCTTTTTCACTCATCACTTCTCCAAGCTACCCAGGGTTGGCACTGGGTATGAACACACAACACCCCCATTTGTTCGCCCGGTGAACGTAATGCCGGTTCCGTCAAGCACTTCACAAGCCAAATCGCGGCTCCATATGTGCGTAACAAAGTTTTCTCCGTCCGTGCCTGTCCCGATAGCCCACCCAGATGCTCCGCTGACGCACACAAGCTGCTTACCGTCTGGTAGCTTGACAGGATCTAGTGTCACGTTGCTGCACGGCTGCGACCGGCCGGCGGCGGTGCACTCGCATGTGCACTCCGATGCCACACCGCCAGCAAAAAAGCAAGCTACTGCCACAGACACCACACAAGAAAGTGCCGACACACCTACCGCAAAAAAACACAGCACCCTCATTGGTTCCTCCCGGCTGCGATTCTATCCCGCAGCTTGTCCGCTTCTGATTTGATTTCATCGACTCGGTTGTCGTACTCGGTTTTGATTTCCTCGCGCCTGTCCTCTGCCTGCTCCGGCGTGATAGACGCGGGCGGTGGTGTGGTCGAATCGCTCGATCTGTTGAGGAGGACTTTTGCGATCCAGACCACAGCCACCGCCGCAATAGACACGACCCACACAGCGGGCCGCCGGACCCATGCATAGATCCGCTTGAGGACTTGCTTCACTTCTCGACCGCCTTGTCTGTGACGGTCCGCAGGTAGACACCAGCCGCGCCGACAGCCGCGAGAATCACAGCCTGCCACCCGGCACCACCGGCAACCGCGGCACATGCGGCACTGACCACGGCCGACACACCCAGCCATATGGTCTTGGATTGATACCACTTTTTCACTTGTTTTTCAGTTGTTCGTTCCATTCTGCAATCTCCCGAATAAAATTAGTTAGCGTGATTTCGCCGGCAAGGTAGTGCCGCATCGACTTGCCCGAGATGTTTGGGCAGGTCTTCCGGCCGTCAAGCTCGTAGTGACCGACCACCTGGTTGACATCGACGCCGAACTCCTGCTGCCACGAGCGCACCAGCTTTCGAAGCACCCAAAGCTGGTTGATTGTGTACTCGCCTCGACCGATTAGGCAGACGCCAAGCGACCGCTGGTTGTACCCAAGGCAGTGCGCCCCGTTTGTCCATGGCCGCCGCCCTGGCTGTATCTGCCCGTCAAAGTGCGCGTAGTAGTGCCGCGAGTCCCACGGGTATCCGTTGGTTATCACAGCGTGGTAACCGATGCCGCTGAATCCACGGGCCTCGTGCCACTGTCTGATAAGCTCTGCGTCGCCATACGGGCTGTCTGAGCAGTGGACGACAATGCAATCTGGTTTGTTTGCCATGGTGGTATCATGCCATATTTGATCACCTTTGGCAATAGTTTTTTCTTGACTTTCAGATTCGCACGGTGTACATTGGTATTGTCACGCGCTGAACACCAAATTGATACACTACCGCCGGTGCCTTGCAATCACCTCCATGCAGGCGCGTGACAAGCCGGCGGTAGTTTTTTGTTCTTTGCGATGCTGGGCGAGATAGGTTGCAGTTAGGACGGTAGGGCGAAAGGGCTTGGCAAGGGACGCAAGGAGGGCGAGTGAGAATCACCAGAGAAGTCCTCGAATACAGCGGGGCGTGCAAGGGCGAACGCCAGCGATTCTGCAGGCTATGGCCAGACGGGCTGGAGCTGACGAAAGAGAACATCACATTAGTGAGGGAAAATGGATTCCAGATTTGGCTGCCTGGTGCCCACCTGCGCGGTGTCAACCTGCGCGGCCTACCTGCCTGGTGCCGACCTGCGAGATGCCTACCTGGGCGGTGCTAACCTGCGCGGTACCCACCTGACCGGTGCCGACCTGACCGGTGCCAACCTGTATGGTGCCTACCTGAGCGGTGCCGACATGGGCGACTGGGGGCGTGGACCGGACGGGTATGCGAGGGAAAGATGACTGAACACATTGCAGACATGGTGCTGGACATTGAGACTGTAGCAGAACCGACGAGCGCGGTCGTGCTTGAGATGGTCAAGCAGATCAAGCCGCCCGCTAACTACAAAGACGAGGCCAAGATCGAGGCGCATCGGGAAAAGAAAAAGCAGGAGATCATCAGCAAGGCCGCGCTCCGCGCCAGCACGGGGCGTATCGTTGCGGTGCAAATCGGCCTGCGCACAGATGCCGAATGGGACTTCGCGGTCTTTGTCGACAAAATCGGAGACGAGGGCGCGCTGTTGAAAAACGTATGCGATTCTCTCAACGAGTGCGGCTGTCCCATCGCGCGCCTCGGCACCTTCAACGGCAAGCACTTTGACGTTCCGTTCTTGACCGCGCGCTCAATGCACCACGGGCTCAACCTACACCTGGGCTTGCCGCAGGAGTACGGCAGGCACATCGACTTGCGCGACGTGCTTGGAAAGCAGGGCAGTCTCGACGAGTGGTGCCAGGCCATCTTGGGCGAGGGCAAAAACGGAAGCGGTGGGGACGTTGCCGAACTGGTAGCGGCCGGTGCATGGGACGAACTTCACGAGTACGGCATGCAGGACATCAAGCTGACGGCGGCTCTCTTTGACCGCTACCTCGGGAGGTAAGATGTACAAGCGGCCAAAAATCAGATCGCACAAAATGGAAGCATACAAACCGCTAGCGCCGTGGATCGGGCTTGATGCGTACAAGTTCGCACTCGCGGAATTCTACGGGGTGATCCAATGAAACTATCAGAAAAAGCGAACGCTGCTAATGCGGCGCAGGAAGTAAGCGATCTGTTGCCAGTGCCTGTGAAAAACTCAGGCGGTGCGAGTCTGTACCTCGACAGCAACAGGTTCAACCAGGCGTACAAAGCAGCGCGCCTGCTGGCACAAGCTGGCGAGATGGTGCCGAAGCATTTCCAGGGCTCGTGGGAAAAGTGCTTCGTTGCCCTTGAGCTTGCGGACCGATTTGGGATGAGTCCGTTCGCAGTCATGCAGCGGGTGTACGTGGTTCACGGCAGGCCAGGCATGGAGGCCAAGCTGAAGATCGCACTGGCCAACCAGCGCGCGCCCATCAAGGGCTGTATCAACTACGACATCGAGCAGGCAGACGACGGACGTATCCTCGGGTGCACCGCATACGTAATCCTGAAGGACACAGGCGACCGCGCAGAGATGACCGTCACACGCGAGATGGTCGAGGCAGAGGGGTGGCACAAGCCGAAGCCAAAGTGGTCATGGCGCGACGGGAAGAAGTTCCGCGATGGAGAAATCCAGTCCAAGTGGGTCACGATGCCGGAGCTGATGTACCGCTATCGCTCCGCGTCCATGCTCATCGACACTCACTTCCCGGACGTGGTGATGGGCATCCGGACCGTCGAAGAAATCGAGGACATCGAGGTCAGCGAACTCGAATCCACGCCAGCAGAGCCACCGCCAGAACCCGTGGTCGAACATGTCGATGCCGTCGTCGTGCCAGATGAACCCGTCGACGAAAAGCCTGAGTCTGGACAGGTCGAAATCGCCACCACACCGGTCGAAAACAACACCAAAGACGACGCGGAGAGTCGAAAAAAAAAGTTCTCCGAGGCTCTTGCCTGGGCTGACGACTGGGGAGTACCGCAGTCGGAGGTGGACATCGTGGTCAAATCTCTGGACATCAAGCCGAACGACGCCCGCACCATGACTCCGGACCGGCTCGCTGAGTTATCCGGAAAAATCGGAGAACTGGCGGATAACTACGCCGGGCCGCCGAAGGGTTGACAAGCTGGCGCCGCCATGGTATCCTGACAGAGTCATGCACGACGTATGCTCAAACTAGTTGGTTAGCTACCCCATGGTGGGCTGGTGCTCGCCTCTGCGTGCATGACACGCCGGTCCACCATGGGGGGCTTTTTGGGGATCACAATGGCTAGATATCGAAAAATAGATCCGCGAATGTGGGGCGATGCGAAGTTCCGGAGGCTGTCAAAAATACAACCGTCTGGCCAAGCTCTGTTTTTGTACCTGCTATCTGGCCCACACACAACAAGCCTACCAGGGCTTTATCATATCGGGCCAGCAACTGTGTCCGAGCGGCTCGGGTGGGATCTGGAAGCCACAAGGGAAGCCTACACGGAAGCCTACACGGAAGGCTTGATTGAGGTAGACGCAGAGGCATGCGTAACGAGTGTACCGAACGCGATAAAGTACAATCCTCCGGAGTCACCTAACGCAGTTCGCGGGTGGTCTGCCAGTATCGACGAGATACCGGAGTGTGGCCTCAAGACGAAGCACATTGAGCACATTAGGGACTATCTGATGTCCGATCAATTTGCGAATTCTGGCAGCCAAAACGGCAGCATACGCAACCCAGACCCATACATTGAGGCGATGGGTAAGCCTACACGGAAGCCTACACGGAAGCCTACACGGAAGCCTACACGGAAGCCTACACGGAATCAGGAGCAGGAGCAGGAGCAGGAGCAGGATAAAGATCTACCCACCAAACCTGAAGCAGTAAAAAAGACAAAGAAAGCCCGAAAACCACACCCGGCAGAGACACACCGGATCGCCCTGCTCGCACTCAGGGCCAGGTACCACGAAAAGCGCGGCTTACCGCCACCGGAAAATGGAATCCAGAAGGACGACCACATGAGGCGAGTCGCCAAGGTGTTGGGCGAAAAGGGGATTGAATACTGCGAGGCACTGATTGACGCGCACGCAAAAGAGCACAACGGGGACGGCGCAGATTCCAAGTTCGCCCCGTGGTACTTCGCATTCCCGAGCATTTACGACAACGGCAAGCCGAAGAAAAGAATCCCCGCCTATGAGCGCATGGACCCGATTGTAGCCAAGGGACAGAAAAAAGAATTCGTGCCTGCGTACTGGCGCAATGAATAACCCTTGCCAACCACCACCGAATCTGGCACATAGACAGTGGAGGTTATCATGAAATTCAAAGTCGGTGACTTGGTGGAGCCGGATCTCGACAACACGGAAATCAACAAAGACCTGGCAGAAGCATTCGTTTACCAGAACCCGCTGCCCTGGGAGGTGGTTGCGGCTGAAGACGTGCGCGTGATGGTGGTATCAAAAGAAACCGAATTCTTCGTGAACCCGGCAAAACCGCCAACGGCACAGGTTGGACACGCAGTCATACCGACTGACGAACTCCGACCATACAAGACCACCACCACGAAGCCGACCCGCGAAGAGTCATCCCGCGACTTTTTCAACCGCGTGTTGGGCGGACTCTCTGTCCTGCTGATCGCCCTGACCATGGTCGCCTGCGGATTCCCAGAGCCCGATTACACGACCAAGCACGGCATCAACGTGTATCTCAACGGCAGTCCGGTTCCGAAGCACCACGTCGAAACGGCCACTAAGTTCTACATTGAGCGCATGTACGGTGCGGAATATGATACATTTGGCGGTGTATCGCTCGGATTCAGCGACGTGCCGCTCAAGTGCGGAGACAGCCTCTGCGCAGGCGTCCAGCAGGGCCAGGTGATTTGGGTCGCATGGCCAGGCTCGCTTTGTGTCAGCGCCTTGTTCCACGAGTTCACGCACTACATCCACGGTGACCCGAGCCACAAAGACAAAGACCTTTGGCAGTTGGAATCAGACATTCGCGCAGAGTGCGCCGAAACTTTCATGGGTAAACTGTGAGAAACAACCTCGCCAACATCGAGGCTGAGAAGTCCGTACTCGGCTGCATCATGCTCGACAACTCGTCGCTTGGAGCAATGCCTGGTCTTGAGTCAAGGCACTTCTCGTCACGAGCCAACGCGCACATCTTCGCGGTTATCGAGCGCATGGCTGGCGAGAACGAACAGATCGACCAACTGACACTGGCAGACAGACTCAGCGTGCGCAACGAGTTGGAATCAGTCGGCGGCATCGCGTACATCGGAAGCTTGACCGACCACGCAGTCACAGCGCGGCACGCGAAGCAGTACGCCGAAATCGTCAAGGAAAGATTCACGGCGCGGGAGATGGTCACTCGCCTGCAAAAGGTACTCGGCGATCTGCAACTCGGATGCAACCCGGCAGACATGTCCGACGAACTCGCAGACCTAACGCACATCACGCAGCCGGACAACGTCCGCGAGGTAACGCTGGCCGAAGCATTCGACGACTTGGAATCATATCAATTGGGCACGCGGGCCGGATTGGTCCACACAGGATTCGATGCACTCGACAGGTACTCCCCAGCCGCTGACGAGTTGGTAATAATCGCAGCGCGCCCGTCCACCGGCAAGACAGCGCTTGCAATCGAGATGGCGGAGCGAATGAGCAGGCGAATGCCGATCCTGTTCTTGTCCCTGGAGATGTCCGGGCGAGGCATCCACTTCCGCCGCATCAGCTACGCCACCGGACTCGGAACGCTCGTGCTCAAGCAGAAGTCCGGCCTGTCTGCGGACCAATACAATCGGGTGTCTGACGCTTTCGGGCGCATGCACGAGAACAAAAACCTGCATATATTCCAGGGGTCTTTCGGGCTCAATGACATGGTTGGGCTTATACGCTCTGAAATCGCACGCCGCGGCATTGGCGCCTTTGTCGTCGACCACCTGGGCAAGGTGCGCTTACCTGGCAGGCTGCGCCACGACATCGAGACTGGCGAAATCACAGCGCGCTTGGCTGACCTTTGCAAAGAGCACTCAGTGCTTGGCCTCGTGCTGCATCAACTCAGCCGCAAGAGCGAGGACCGCGACAGCAAGCGCCCAATGATGTCTGACCTCAGAGACAGCGGGCGCCTTGAGCAAGACGCTGACCACGTCTGGCTGCTGCACCGGCCAAGTCGATACGACGATGAGGCAGGCAACAAGCTCGAAGTTGGCATCGCGAAAAACAGAGACGGGCCAATCGGGATGGCGGAGCTTCGGTACACTGATTCCGGGAGGGTGGTGGAATGAACCACAAAGAGCGAGCGTGGTTGGCCGTGTCTGATGTGCTTGCATTCGCCTTGCGATGGATTGGCAAGGCATACTACAAGTCGCTTGAGATTGCAGGCTCGCACTCGGACTGGTACGAGCACGACTGCGGCTACGCGGACGGCAAGGACGATCCGTTTTGATTGGAGGCCAAGATGTTTAGACGATTGTTTTTGACGATTGCGGATTTTCTTGACGAAAGAATCTTTACGATTGACGACCTGCGCTCAGAAGTCGAGAAGCTCCGCGAGTGGTGCGTGGAACTCGATACGCGGATCTCGGAACACGACGAGGAAATCGGAGTGCTGAAGTGCAGGATTGTCGAGATGGACGATCAATACTCAGAGCGCATCCAATACCTGCACACCCTGCTCGACAGGCTCGAAGAGAGAACTAACTGGCTTCCATCTTTGTTTGACAAAAAAACCACTTGCTGATTGGAGTTGTTATGAGAGACGAATACTACAAACCAATCTTCTGGGGACTGTTCACCGGCGCAATGATTGCCGCACTGGTAATCCTCGCCACCGGATGCGCAGCCACCCGCGCGCAAATCGACGTGCTGCCAGATATGAGTTATTGCATCTGGCTCAGCGCAGCGGACGCAAAGGAGCTCAAGGACGTGAAAGACGACTGCGAGAACCACGATGGAATCCAGGCGTGCTTGCTGACTGCGTCGGACGGCAGACGCATGGTTTGCGCATCTGCCGGAGTGCCGCTCGTGCCGGTGCAACCGTTCAACATGAACCACTCGGCGAGAAAATGATCTGGGCACTCGGAATCGTCGGGTATCTACTGGCCGGGTTTGTTGTTACCGGGTTGATAATCAGGTACACCAGCATCTTCGGACCGGAAGATGACGAACCAGTCGTACACTTTATGTCAACAGCATTCTGGCCAGTCATGGTCTTAGTTGTTACCGCCGAAAAGCTTTGGCCGGTTATGTATAGGCTTTGGTCAAAGGACGACGACCAATGATCGCCGTCCTAATCGGGGGCTTCTCGCTCCTTGCGCTCGTGCTTGGCATGTGCTCCTGGGCACTGTGCGGCATAGGCAAGGAGATTGAATCAATCAACACGCTGCTCGCTGTTTGCGCAGAATACGCCGTTTCGCAACACGCGCAACACGCTAAACTGGAGCACTTCGGAGAGCGCGTGGAAATCGAGAACGATTTTTAGGAGGAAAAATGCGATATCTGATTATTCTTGCAATTGTTTTTGGCTGTAACGGATCTGGCGACACTGAGCACGTCCAGAACGTGTCCGGCGTGTACGAGGTTCTCGATGGCTCTGCGAGCATCGTCGACTCGCTCGGGAACGACGGCGTCATCGAGTTGGCCGGATTCTTTCTCGGCATCTCACAGGGAAGCTACGCGGTTGACGTGGCCGGATGCCTCGGCGTGATGACCTGCGACGGAGACGCATGCTCGCTTGACTGCGATTCGGTTTCATTCGAATCCGGCTACCCAGCCTGGACATCGGGACGAGTCGAGTTTTCCAACGATGTCTTGACCGGCGTGTTCGTCCAGACGTTCGCAGCCGGAGACTACCAACAGACCATTGAGTTCGACTTCTCGGCGAAGCTAATCGAAGACCAGCCAGGCTGATGCCACGAGTAGTCGGCGGTCGCTTGACACACCCGCCAAAGTAGGCTATACTGTAGCCGATATGCCAATCTACATTTCAAAGTGCAATGGCTGCGGGCGAATCGACGATAGACTCGCCCACGAATTCATTCAAGACGGCGCCGAGTTCGATTCGTGCCCGTGCGACGAATGCGGCTCGGACGAATTCACGCGCGCTGGAATCAACCTGACAGCGGACATGAGCAACCAATGGGAGACTCGCTGCCGATTTCAACACGGCGTGAAGCGTCACGTCGACAAGCCAGATCCGGCAGTGCGCCAGGCGCAAAACGAGAAGAGACACGGGCAGGCCCCTAAACCATAGCCGCAGGACGGCACAACCATGGCCACAAATGGCAAGAAACCCACGACAAAGAAACCCACTAAGCGCAAAACCGGGCGCCCAAAGGCCAAGGACGCGAAGCGGACCAAGGCTGAATCGGCGGCAATGCTCAATGATTACTTGGGCGGGATGAGCTTTGAACAGGTTGCTGAAAAGTACGGCTACGCAAACGAGTCTGGACCACGCGAAAGAATCACGCGACTCATCGACAAGCAGGTTTCACCATCAGCAGAAGCGTATCGAAAGAAGTGTCTTGCTCAGTATGGCGCTTTACTTTCTGCCGTTTGGCCTGATGCAACTTCAGGCAACCGTGGCGCCGTCGAAACCGCAAGCGGACTCGTGGATAAAATCGCTCGCCTCGCAGGCGCAGACAAGCTCCCGCCAATCATCGACCCAGATGACACAGACGGACCCACAAAGCGAGCCGTCCACCTCGACGATGGCCGCGCAATCTACGTCGACGCAGGAACGTCAACCACCGGAATTACGGTACATGTGGACAGCACTCGATCCGACTGATGACCGCAGGCCACTGAAGCGCCTCGGGCATCAGCACCAGTTTGCTGCGTCCACGTCAACGAACACATACCTGGCAGGTGGTTGGGGTAGCGGAAAGAGCATTGCCGGCCTGGCCTTTATCGACGACAGCCTTTGGGACAATCCCGGATGCACTGGCATCGTTATGCAGCCGACGCACCGCCTCTTGCGCGAGTTCGTCGAGACGCAATTGCGGCCAGCATTCAAGCGGCTTATCGTTGGCGAATCAAAGACCGATGGGATTCTCTACCTGCCAGGTGGGCGCCGAATCATCTGCCTCTCTGGCCATGTACTCGATAGACTGGAGTTGTACAATGCCGCGTGGGGATACATCGACGAAGGTGGACTGCTCAAGCGCGAAGTATTCACGCGCATGGCAGCGCGCCTTAGAGACGCTAGAGCGTCTCGGATTCGACTTGGAATCACTGGAACCCCTCATTACGGGTGGCTGCGTGACGAATTCGACGGTCGTCATGATGATAACCGATCAATCATCCACGTCAGAACCGCAGACAATCCGCATCTACATCGAGACTACATCGAAAACCTGATGGCATCTTGCCCGGCGCGTATGCGCAAGGCATACCTGGAAGGACACTTCGTCAGTTCAGGCGGTAACGTTTACCCAGAGTGGGACCCAGATGACCGCCATCAGATTGACTGGACCTATCGACCGGATCGGGACATGCCGATTATCCCGGTGGTAGACTGGTCGCCTCGCACTGCCCATGTCCAGTTCTGGCAACTGATTCCGGAAGGAACCGAAATCACCAAAGGCGTGCACCTGAAAAAGCTGCACAGACAGCACGAGTATGCAGGCGCGGTGCTCGTAGATGAGTTGATTCCAGACTTGCTCATGGACACCACAACCACCGAAAGACTTGCGCGAATGACTCTTGAGCGAGCATACCCGTTCTCACAATACGTATGCGACCCGGCAGGAAAAGCTAAGGAAGCCACGTCGGGAAAGACTAACATCCGCATCTTCTCGCAAATCACCGGCGCGAAGCCTCTATATAAAACCAAGACGGGCTACCGCCTCATCACCAATGGCGTCGAGATGGTCCGTAACATGCTCGACCCATACGACGGAGTGCCTCGTATGTACATCTCTCGGGACCTGGTCGAGCGCTCTCGTCGACTGCCTGACCACCTCAAGCGCAGAGCAACGTCCGTCGCACTGCAGGAGTACGGATACTCCCCGCACGTCGACGGAAAGCCCATCGACTCCAATCCAATTGAAGACGGCGTGACAGAGCACGCTGCAGACGATACTAGATATCTGGCTGTCAATTTCTTTCCCGTTGCCAGGCTGGCAGAGCGGGTGCATGTGAGGGCTGCGTGATGTGGTATGAAAAGCGGATAAATGGCAAAAAGAAGCTGGTTTTCAGGATCTCCGACAGAATGCCAAATCGCATTGGCGACACATACGGCAGTTTCATAGAAACACATGCTCGGCGGCGTGAATACATCATGAAGTGTTGGAGGCACGAGTGCGACGATCCTAGCAATCCAAGCCCTCCATGTGTGCAGTGTGGCGACTGTGACCAATACGAGCAAGACGAATTCATCAACCCGTGGGAGTAGGCCATGGTAACCAAGTTCACCAAAGTTCTAAGCAAGATTTCCGACCCGACAGGCCCGTCTAGCATTGCCCGCCGAATGATGGACCCACTGTGGCGCAACAACGTCGAGTCTGTCTTGCAGCACGTAGCCAATTGGCAGCGCGGCACTGAGTTCTACTCGTACCGCGAGGAGTTGATGAACAGAACGCGGTACCTGCTCGGGTCGATGCAGTCGGATATGATCAACATCATCAGCGACTACTTCCCGAAGACCGGATCGGACATCAGCGATAAGCAACTCAATATCCGGCTATTCCGCAAGTTGACTAAAAGCAAGGCAAAGGTATTTTGTTCAAGCGGCACTCGATTCTTCTTGGTGAACGACGCAGGCGAGGAAGTGGAAAGCGACGCATTCACGGACATGATTACCGAGGGACGGTTCAAGACAGCATTCAAGGACGCGGATCTGTTTGTCCAGGGCTGCGACCGGACATGCGTCAAGCTTGAGTGGAACAAGCGCCGGCGATGCGTTCGTCCGCAGGTGTGGCCAGCTCAACTTGTACACGTCGCAGTCAACCCTGCGCCAGGCTGCTACGGCTCAGTGGACGACGCGCACGGGGTCATGTTCGAGCTTCCGCCCGAGAGCGGGTATGCGAATGCCACTGATTCAAGGTACGAGGTGTGGGTCATTGACCCAATCACCGGGCAAACGGCGCACTACATCAGCGGGTCGCGCGAAAAAGAAGGGCCAGACGGAAAGAAAACCCCTGACTGGTATGAGGACGCAATCAACGAAGATGGCATGTTCCCATTCGTCGACCCGGAAACCAAAGAGCCTATCTACCCGTTCGTATGGTGGCAAGCAGACGACCTGGACGCCGTCTACCACATCGGGTCAGAGGACGCGTTGACCGTCAACAGAAATATCAATCTGGCTCTTACCGATATGATGGACGCTATCCACCATCAGGCATGGCCAACGCTGGTAATTAGCCGCGCCGAAGGAAGCGCAGGCGAATCAGGTAAGCAGGTGCCAATCGGTCCGCGTGATGTGATTGAGCTGGCCGAGGGCGAGTCTGCCGACTTCCTGGCGTCCCCGCTCGACGCAAAGCAGGTCTTCGACATCATGCAAAGCCTCATGATGATTGACGCGATGATGGACGGGCAGAACCCGCAAGCAGTACGGGTCGAGGGCACCGAGGCACAAAGCGGCTATGCGCTCAAGGTCCAGAACGTCCCGCTGACCGAGCACCGAATGGATATGGTCGAGGTACTGCGGCCATACGTGGAAGACACGCTGCGCCGTGCGGTCATCGTGTGGAACTATTACGCGCCATCGTTTGGTCGTGAGCTGATTCCAGAGGGGTTGCGGCCGAAGTGGGAACCGGGAGACATCGACATCCCCGTCGACGATATGCAGGAAGAGCAGGTTTGGGCGCTGAAGTATTCGAGCAACGTGGCCACGCCAGCCGACAGGCTTATGGGCGAAAGGGACGTGGACAAGGAAGAGGCGATCAAGATGCTCGGTGCGAACGCTGCACTAAACAAGGAGCTTGCCCGGGCTGGTTCCGTCGATATCGAGATGTCTGACAGGCCAGAGATTCCAGGCGGCGAACAACCAGACGGTGAGCCGGTCGAGCCAGAAGACGACGACCAGGAAGACGAAAAATGAAGCCACCGGACAAAGCGCTGATTCTGGGCTTTGACTACCAAGTCGACATCGTCGACGAGGCCAGGTTTACCGATGGCGCAGAGGCCGCCGGGTACTGCGACCGGGAGAAGCAGCTTATCTACATCAACGCATCTCAGACGAATCAGGCGGTTGCCGACACGTTGATCCATGAGTGCATACATGCAATCAGCGCAGCGCTGAACCTTGACCTCGAAGAGAAGGACGTTATCAGGTGGACAACTTCAGTACGCAACCTGTTCAGATCCAACCCGGACGCTATTGTCTGGCTGGCAGAAAAGATGTCCGGTCGGAGGTACAGGTCTAAATGAAACCACGCATACCACCCAAGCCGCAAACCCTGTACTTGCTGCACGATGGATCTTGGTGCTTCGGTCCAATCAAGTGGGGAGACGAGTTCGACCTGCTGGCCTTTCAGTACGGGGTCGAGCACGACGGAGACGAGTTGGAAATAGAGGTAGACCCCGACCCGCTGCCCACTCTGTGGGTGGCTCATTGCCACGTATGCGGCGAGAAGTTTGGTATTGGTGAAGACGATCTGACAGACGACGGCTGTTTGCCGAAGTGCCCTAATTGTGGAGCATGGTTGCAGCCGAATAGGGCTTGCTCTTGAGCATCGACGCACTAGAATCCAGGCTGTGGAATGCATGGGGGCGCACCCTTGGCAACCTGGAGCTGCGCCTTCGGGACATTGTCACCGGGTTACATGACGACGGCGGCATCCTCGAGATGGACGCATACAACGTGCAGCAGATAGACCAGAACCTTCGCACCCTGCGCAACAAAATCCAGGAGGCTGGTCTTGGAGATGCGCTTTCCGAACAAAGAGACGTACTCGATTCACTACTCGACGAAATCAGGGAAGAGGCGGAAGGCTTCGGCCTGCCAGATGTGTTTGCACCTGCGACGGATAAAAGCATTCAGATGCTTATCGACGGCTCAGAGGCTGACATCCTGCGGGTAATGGACAAAGCCGCCGACGATGTTGCCGTACACCTGCGGTCTGCAATCGTGGGCGGGGTCAAGCGGACGGACCTACTTGGGAGCATTGCGCAGACCATGGGTAGGACGCAGAGGCAGGCCAAGACGGTTCTGGGCACGTCTCTCCAGTCATTCCACAGGCAGGTGACAATCACCCACGCCAAAGAAAACGATGTTGAGGAATTCGGCTATGTTGGCCCGAAGGATGATATCACGCGAGAGTGGTGCAGGCGATGGGTCGGCAGACGCGGAACTGTTGCGCAGATAGAGGCGACGGTCAACGAATGGGGGAGAGCAAAGCAGCCAGGTCCCGCCTCTGTCTTTGGTGGTGGATGGGGCTGTCGCCATGACTGGATTCCAATCATAGGCGAGCGGCAGCGGAAGAAGTATAAACCAGCACCAACACCAACGGGCTCAATCAAGTGGGAAGGGGAAGAGGACTTTGGCAGTTAGTCGCGGCAGGTTGATTTCGTCGACCGTGAAGATCAGCAAGAAGCAATACAATTTGCCGAAGGGCAAGATGAAGCAATACCTGCGGCTGATAGCCATGGCGCTCAAGCAGATCCGGCAGGAGAGAATCAACGCAGGCAAGTGTACAGATGGATCGCCAATGCTGACCGGGCCGGTTCAAACGAACTACAAGAAGCCACGAAAGCGCAAGCCCATTGCCGAATACAAGACCAAGAAGGCAAGGGACAGACAACGTCAACTGCGGGCCAAGGAGCGAGAGGGGCGCACGCCCCTGTCTGCCATGAGCCACCACCCGACTGCGCAGTACACACCGGAATACGAGCGGAGAAAGCTGTTCACGTCAAAGAAGGGCGGGAAGCGCAAAGGCGGCAGGCGGCGGCTGTACACAAAGGGCGACAGGCTGCGCCTGACTGGTGCAATGCTTGCGTCTCAACACATCACGGTCAAGTCTTGGGACCGGGTTCTGCTTGGCTTCTCACCGGAGGAAGCTGGCAAGGCGTTCCGCAACGACCTGAATAGGCCGTTCGTGAAGTTCACCAGGGAAGAGATGAAGCTGGCACAATCTGACGCCAAGTCGGCAATGGACATCAGGGCAGACAGGGCGGCAGAGCGCAAGGTTGGAAACCAACAGTGGCAGGCCAGCCCGGAGCCAGGGTGGTCTTGGATTAGGTAACGGACACAGGGGATAACAATGAGCACAGAAATAGTCAATACACGCGGGCAAACCGGGATGACCATCGGCTGGCTGACCGTCGAGAAGAATGGGACGGTTGTTGTCGGAAGCTTGGTCAATGGCCCGAATCACGCCGGATTCGCCATAAGGCGGTCAATCATGCCCAACGGCAAGGCGCGCCTCGGCGTGCATCCTGCCAAGCACATCTCAGGCGTCAAGGGAGAGCGCGTGCTGGCCCCTGGCGACATGCCTGTGTGGTGGTCAGACAAGCACAACATGGCCGTCAAGGCGGAGCTTCTGAAGCGTGCGCCGTACCTCAACGGCAACAACAACCCATGGCCGAACTCGGTCATCAAGACCTCGTGGAAAGACCAGAAGGATCTGGACCACATCAAAAGGCGCGAGGCTGCGGCAGGCAAAGACGACTCAATCGAGCTGGTGAGTGAATGAGCAAGTACCTTGAGTGGGCCATGCGCCTCGTGTCTGACGCTGTCCGCAGTGGTCTGACGGGTAGCTTGACATTCCATTTTCAAGGTGGTAAAATAAAGTCCGTGGACAGACAGGAAAAGCACAAACCTGAAATATAGTTTTAGTTTGATGCAATAGCGCCACGAGCGCAGCGCAAGGCAAGCGCAACCACGCCCCTTGACCAAGTGAGCCGGACTCACAGGTCAGGGGTTTTTTTATTGGAGCAAAGAATGCCCAACGACCCCAATCAGCCGCAAGACCCGGCAATCAACCCCACGGCAGATCCGGTGGAGCCGCAAGACCCGGCGCCGCAAGATCCAGCCCACAACCCCGCTGACCCCGTGGACCCGAAGACCGCAGAGGAATGGCTCGCGCAGAAGCGCAAGGCCAATGCCGAAGCGGCCAAGTACCGCAAGCAACTCGAAGCCGCAAACGCCAAGCTGCAGGAGTACGAGGACAAAGACAAGTCCGAGGCTCAGCTTATCTTGGAACGAGCGGAAAAGGCCGAAGCCGAACTGGCCCAAGCCCGCAAAGAGGCGTCAGACGCTCGACTCGCTGCCCAGGTGGCTGGCCTCGGAGTGCGTGACGACTTTGCGAGAGATGCGATTGTACGCGAGATTCAGCAGGCGCAAGCAAGTGACCCGGAAACTGACGTTGAAGAGAAGCTCAAAGAGATCAAGGGCAAGGCACCGTATCTGTTCGCAGGCCAGGAGCCAGCGCCGGCAGAACCACCGCCAGCCGACGATCCAGAGCCAGACCCAGCGGCTGTTGCCACCGGGGCAGGCGGGGCTCACCCGTCCGCAGCAAACGACAAGCGCGCTCGTGCCAAAGAGATTACAGACTGGTTGGATAACCATCGCCATCTGCGCGACCCGGGAATCCAACTGCAGAAGGTAGCTCTCCGGCGGGAGTTGCAAAAACTCCAAGGCTGAAAGGGTAATTCATGACCGCTTTTACTCAGGGCACCGTCTATAGCTCGCAGCAGGTGAGCAAGCCCGAGAATGTCGAAAGTTTCATTTACGAGTTGGCGCCGACCGACACGCCGCTGTTGACTCGTCTGGGCCTGGATTCGCTCCGCGAAACCTGCGTACAGCCCACTTTCATCTACCAGGACATGGAGCATCGGTACAACGTCTCGACGCTGTCCAGCGCCATTTCCTCAACATCCGCGACCACCGTTGCCATCACTGATGCCAACATGTCGCAGAATGACATCATCCAGATCGAAACTGAGTTGATCAAGCTGGGCGTGCCCAACTCGACCAACACCAGCTTCACCGGCTGCACCCGTGGCGTAGGCTCCACCACTGCCGCGACTCACGCTTCCGGCCAGCAGGTGGTCAGCATCGGCCGCATGAATGTACAGGGCGCCGCCTCCGGCGGCTCCGATGGCAATATCATGCCGTCCCGCGTGACCAACTATACCACCATCGTCGAGCGCGAAGTCAGCGTGTCCAACACCGCCGACGCCACCGCCCGGCATGGTCGCACCGGCAGCGAGTATGACTATCAGGCTGCCTACCACAATCAGATGTGCTTCAAGCAGCTGGAAGGCCGCGTCCTGTGGGGCTACTCGCAGGCTGCCGCGACCAATGCCACCGCCGGCGGCATGGACGGCATCTGGCAGCGGATCAATTCCGCCAGCTCGACCAGCACGTCGTCTTTGGATTTGACCCTGAATCACATTCGCCCCGCCGTGCGAACCACCAATCAGTACGGCTCTGGCAATGACCTGCTGTTGCTCTGCCCCTTGTATACCAAGGATGTCATCGACAGTTGGGGACAGACCTACGTGCGCCACGACGTACCCGTTGGCTCTCAGGTCATGGGCATGGCTCTCGGAGCCTCCGTCGACATGCTGCACGTCGGCGGCAAGCGCATCCATCTGGTGCCATACCCCAGCCTGGAAACCGAAGCGTTCTTGCTGGACGTTGGTTTCTTGGGTGTAGGCCCGCTGAACGGTGGCAAGTCCCGCGCCTTCTCGCACACCTTCGAGGGTGTGAGCGGTGACCGGATCAAGGGCTTCTTCGTCGGCGAATACACCATGGAAGTTCCCTGTGTCCACGCGCACCACGTCTTTTACGGATTGAAGTCCAGCTAAGGCTGGTAGGAAAGGAATACGAAAATGGCTATCACTTACTCCTACGTTCCTTCTGATGGAACCGTTGCTGCCGGCGCTGGTGTGGAAAACTTCCGCAATGCCAGCCCTGCTTTCCGCAACTATGTTGTGGACCGCCCGGTCATGGATATGGGCATCCAGTTGCCCAACGTGTCCGAGGCCACTCCCGCCAACTTGCTTGGCCACGGCGCCGGCACACCGGCCCTGGCTGAAATCAACTCGTCCGAAATCTGCGGATTGACCCTCGATGCAAGTAACGAGGGTCTTGGCCACCTGTGGAAGGTGCCCTATTGGGTCGACTGCTCGCAAGACATCGACTTCCGCTGCAACGTCAGCAACAGCGCCGGTGCAGGCACCGGCTCCGCCTTGATGGTGTTCGAATACACCGCGCTGACTCATGGCACTACCGCCATGGCCATCGGCGCTACCGCGCTGGACACCGCCGTCACGAGTTGGACCGACTTAGCCGCCAACGTCGTCGCAAACACCGCCTGGGGCACCCTGGCCGCGGCCACCTTGGCTGCTCTTACCCTGACTCCCGGTGACGACAGCCTGGCGTTCCACATCGATGTGACGCTGACCACGATCACCGACTGCACGTTCTACGGTGCGGACTACCGCGCCTATCGGCAGTGGCTGTAAACTAGTTGGGCGCCCGGGCCGGTCTGGCGATTGGCCCGGGTTGTCCACTTTTTATTATCTTTGACAATCGCCAGACACGGAGGCAGTTATGCCATTAGGCGGAGTACGCGAAGTAGACGGAATCAAGCAAATCAGATTCACGGTGCCTTACACCTTTCACGGTCCCATGGGCCCGGTGAAATCACCAGACGGCCCCGGTAATCACGGCATGGTTCGGATTCCCAAGTGGGGCCTGGTTGTGCGCGACGAGCACTGGGAGAACCGCCGCGAGGTGGTGGAGATGCTGCTGACGGATCGGGTGCTGAAAAGCGACCCGGCTGATGCTGTTGTTGCCGGAATCATGACGCTTGAGGAAGTGCAGGCCATGGGCTTTTTGCACGACAAGGAAGAGATGAAAGCCCTGAACGAACGGCTCGGAATCAAGGAAGAGCCGGAAGAGCCTGCGCCGGTAAAGCCGGAAATCAAGAAGCATAGCCTGCCTGAGTTGCCCAACTTCTCGACCATGCGGCGCAAGGAAATCATCGAGTGGGCCAACGAAGAGGGCGAAGAATACGACGATGCACGCGGCGGGCAGGAGCCCTTCTGCGTGAATCCGATGTACAACAAAGAGCGAGTGGTCGAGTTCATCATGCGCAATCTGAAAAAGCGCGGCGACCCTCGTGCCGAATAGGAGAGAAAATTGAAACTGCTCAAGCAGACGCTGAAACTACTCGCCCTTGGTGTTGGCGGGTTTCTCGGGTTGTCCGTTGTGGCCTTTGCTGTTGGCCACTTCTCCGGCGCCGCTTGGGCGCAAGATACGGGGCAATTCCTCATTTTCCAATCGCACAAGGTCGACGATGCTGCCTATACGGTGGCGACTGACGCACTGCAGATGGGCGGCTGTGTTGCCACGAGCGACACGGTTGACAGCGGAGACGCTGCCGCGCTCAAGTGTGACACATCTCGTAACCTGGCCGTTAATGTTGCTGCTACCACCGGGCTAACATACGCAGAAGACTCGGTACACGCCAGCGGCGATAACGGCATCATGACCCTGGCAGTGCGGACCGATACCAAGGCTGCGCTTGCCGGAACCACTGGCGACTACATCCCGTTGATTGTCGATGCTGACGGTGACGTGTACATGACCGACGAAGCAGCTCAAGCGCTGCTGACCACAATCGATGCAGACACCGCTGCTCTCGTGGTTGACCTAGCCGCTATCGAGGTGTTGCAAACCAGTATCGAAGGTGATACTACTGCAATGCAGACAGCCCTGGAAATCATCGACGACTGGGACGAAAGCGACCGGGCCAAGGTGAATCCGATTGCTGGCCAGGCTGGTGTTGCTGCTGGCGCTGGCGCTGTAGACGCGCTGACTCAGCGCACGACCCTGGCGTCTGACGACCCTGCCGTGACAGCCCTTCAGATTATCGACGACTGGGATAATGGTAGCGACCAAGCGGAGGTGGTGCAGGTACATCCGACTTTTGACGACGACGACACAAGCGGGTGCGTTGCTATCACTGCGGCTGCTGTTGACTATACCCTGCCCGATGCCACGGCAAGCTATGATGTCTGCTGCTATGGTAACACGGCATACATGCTTGGCGGTACAAACCCACAGGGGAGTCTCGACCACACCGTTGGCAATTTCTCGTTTATCACATCCGATGGGCAGTGCCACAGGGATTTGTTTTTCGCCGGGGCAGAGGTGGCGGTGATTGGAGTTGCGGCCGCCGGGTTCTGTTGCTTCATGCAAAAAGATAATCCATAAGGAGCCGGGCTATGAAAGCCAAGGCGCTTATTCTTTCATTGGCACTTGGCCTGCTGGCCGGTGCGCTCGTGCTGGCCGACTCGTCTGCTCTCGTCCGCGTCTTCACCTTCGGGGATGGCGGGCATGGGTTCGCGGCTGCGACATTCGAGGACGACCTTTCCGGTAGTTGCGCGGGCGGGTCGTATACCTCAACATCAGGCCACACGCTGACCTGTAACAACACAACGTCAACCGCTGATGACGCCTTTGGTTTTACCGAGGGTGTGCAGGACGGAAAGGCGCGGTTGTTCGACGGGTCGAATGATAGCCTGTCGTGCACTGACGCGGGGTGCGGATTCGACGCTGACCCGGACGGTGATTTTTCAGTTGTTGCAGTCGTGACACCGCACGATATATCAAGCGCGGTAGTTATTGTGTCGAAATGGGATGCTGGTAGCAGTGATCGCGGATGGATGATACAGAAAGACACATCATCACTTGTTTTTTTAATATCCGATAATGGGATCGCAAACACCAGCGTATCAAAGGCATCTGCCGTATCTGTTGGGAAAATGTCTGTCATTGTCGCCACATATAGCAAGGCAACTACAACCCAAAGCATCTATGTCGACGAGCTTTCTGTGGCGACAAATGCAAGCGCCAAGGCATCAGTGCATGATTCGTCTGCTGACTTCAGGGTGGGCAGCGCCCACCCGGCCGGGGCGCACTTCCCCGGCCTCATCCACTACGTCGCCTACATCGACGGCACAGCCCTATCCGCCGACCAGGCCCAGCGGACCATCAGACACTTTCGGGGCCTGCTGTCTGCAGACGGAACCAACCGCGTCATCATCTCAAGTGCAAGCCCGCCCATGGCAATGATAGCCGAAG